GCCGCCATTTCCTCCCGTAAGAGGGGGGTTAGCCCCCTTCTAGATCGCCACGCTCGAGATATGTCACATGACACAATCTCTTGCGAATTTGAGTGGATGATCTATCCACTACCAAGGATGGATCTGCATCTACACGGGTCGTAAGACCATGTAGTAGCCGAAACCAGTCATCTATCGGACTCTCATACGCGCGGGTTTTAACCGTTAGTAGTCGAGTCTGCGGATAACACGCATGAGGATCCCATGAAAGGTTCTTGTAGTCAGAATGACTCCAATAATCCAATGGGTCCACTACTGACACGAAAGGCTGTGGAACAGGTGTCCGCGGAATGCGGCCAACAAGGTCTTCAACCAATCTCAGCAGTAGTTTCGAACGTCGCGGCGCTATATGTATACAGTTTTCTGCATACTTTACGTACGCGACGATCGCCTCACCATCCGAGGGTCGCTGTGCGGGGAACTTCTTAACCCGATAGGGAGTGACTTCGAAGCCATTCAAGGCCTCGATGCCACAACTTTCTCTAAAGGGTGTAGTCCCCCCAAAGCTCTTACTACGGTTCACCACTAGGTTAGCCGCGCCAAGTGCTTTGACAACTAACTCCATATACATGTCGGCGACAATGATGTCGTCACCGTACACATACACGGAATCTAAGGCATGCTGACGGTCTTTGGTGTGTTCCCAAACACAACCAACTGCAATCGCCCAGAAAGCCAGGCTTTCTACTGGGAAGCATAATGCTGAACCCATAGGGGCGAACTTACTGAGAGGCACTTCAGTGCCATCAGGAAGTCGAGTTGCAGTTGACCTGAGCGCGAACCATTTGCGCGTAATCCGGTTAGGGAATAGCAACAAAATAAGCTCACACCCGACACGATCACTCGCATCGCTAAGATCAATGGTACACCAAGCCTTGTCCGCCGAAGCGGATAGTGCCAGTTGACCATTTATATCTTGATCGATGAAGTTCACGTGTCCCCTAGTATCGCGATGAGTCTCGATGTAATCCATCAGAACTCTCGCAACACCTTGCTGAATGAACATAAGTTCAGCCGGTTCGCACGAGATTACTCTCGGGCCACGACTGTCCTTAGGCACAAACAACAACCTCGCCGTAGGAGCAGGCATTCGTCTCATAGACGAGTAATGCTTTGCTTTAGCGGCAAGTTGGAGGGGCCAAGGCCTAACACTCAGTCTACCATCCACCCACGCCTCACGGCGCGGGAGAACATGGGAGGTCACACCGAAGTGATATTCCCAATAAGGGTATTCTTTGTGTAACGACGCAAAGAGAGTGGAAAAATTCCATTTCTCATTACCTCGCTCACCACCTGCGACCGATCCAGGACCATGTCGAGGGCGTATGCATTCAGGGTTGTAACCTTGAAGCACGTCCTCTAATAGTGCCTGTGCTCGCCAGAGGACTGGCGAAGGGTAGATAGGGTATGTAGCTAAGTCAGATTCTATTTCTAGAAACTGGCTCAGTTTCGCCTTTTTCTGCTCTTCGGTAGAAGGAACTTCAAGTTTCTTCAATCCGAGCAAGATGGTCCTCAAAAGACGGACCAACTTATAAACCGCAGGATTGATACAGACTCTTTCATAGGGAGAGCTCTCTCGGCGGAATTCCTCCTTGAGAACTAACCAAAAGGGTCGAAGAAAAACAGGAAAGAGGCCATCGTATGGGTGAAACCCAGCGACGCGCTCTACTTGTTCTCCACGAACGTACTGATCGAGCCAATCCCCGAGACGGGGAAGGGTCACGGTCAGAAACGTGAGTCCCTCCGAATCAAACCTTCTCGTGACATACGAAACGTCACGGTGAAGATCGTCCTTGCGGACGAGATTCGGTGAAATCGAAAGCATCAATGCATATGCATCAGCGATCGTTTCAGTGACAATTTCCAGGACTTCCTGGGCAGGGCTTTTCGCGATTCCATGTTTGAACATATGGTCTATCGATCCTTGCCGAAATCACAACAGGGTACCAAACCCTCGCGGTCTGAGCCACTCATTCGTGGCTCATAACGCACAGAGCTTAGACGTCACCACGCGCTAACAACGCGATATTCGCCGCGGACGCAAAGTTCCGGACGAATGCCACGCAGTCATTGCGTTGAGTGGCGCTAAGATTCTGCAATGTAACGGGCAGATTAATGGTTAGGTTAACCAAAATCTCCTCTTCGAGGCCGCTGATCGTATCGACCATCAGCATTCGAAGTTGGGACAAAGCACGACGCCTTTTGGGCGCGCCCTTTGGTGCCACAACAGTCGACTTGATATCGAGATAGGTATGAAGGGTGGCAGACTCGTCTGTGGAATTAATCCACTTTGAGTAGCCAGGACCTTGATCCTGTTTCTCGAATGTCTTAGCGACTGCAGCTTCATTGTTTAGAGTTGTGATTGCGATCATGTTGTCACCGTATACCCTAGAATAAGGGTTTACTATGGGAACCACACGATTAATGTTGATGGTTGAATTAGCGTCACCGACGCCGCTTCACTGCCGGCTTAGAGCCGAGAGCAACAAGAATCGAGGTTTGCCAAGCATTTGGAATGATTGGCCGAAAGGCTGAGTCGCCACTTGGCAACCCAGGTCGCCTATCGAAACGTTTGTAGAAGTAATCTCCTACAACGTACTTAACAGTTCCAGACGGATTGTCAAGGTAAAGGTTCACAGAACCCGTCATCTTTTGGATGCGGATAGTGTGACCAACACCGAGGATCGTCGCGTCTGGAAAAGGAGATAACGAAGCAGCCTCCTTGGCTAGCTGCGCTCTCTTTCCGGTAAACCAATCGATTAACCAGCTGAAAGGTACGGCTTCCCAAATGACCTTTACAGGGTTGTAAACCCCTTGTTGGGTCAGAAGGATCATTCCAATGGCAGTCGTCCAGTCATCCAGGAGATAATCCGGGATGTCAAAACGAATCCATGCCCAAGCCGAAAGAGCGATATCACAATCGTAAGTGATTTCAGCTCTCAGGTTCAAGGGCGGAGGAATGAGGGGATCTCCACCAGGTACATGAGTAAACCAAGCCACCTCGGGAACGATTGTTCCACTGAAGGGGCGAGGTAACTCACGATAATGTACCTTGATGTCTCTATGGTTCCATTCACGAAGAAACTTAAGGCGCTTTTGCGCCGTTTGCATCGACGTGACCAAACTATAGACGTCACGGATGGTCGGTTTGATCGCAAAATTCCAGGCTAACCAATGGTCGCCTGTCTTTCGTATCATCCGCCAGAATATATCGAGTGCCTTAGACATTTTCACGCTAAGACGCTTGACAATTCTCAGATTTCCATCAAGAACTTCAATTGTTTCCAATATGAGGTTCAGAATGGAATTCTGATCTTGGACTGTAGTCTTGAAGTGATCCTCGGCGCTTGCGCCGAAGTCATCAAGCCAGTCAACGATCCCGAAGTCAATGTTCCGTAAGGCTCCGAGAACATCTTGGACATGAACCCCACCTGCGTTGCAGGTGTAGTGCTCATATTGCCCAGGATTAATCTCGACAGTTAAAACATCAATCGGTTTCCCGGTGTTGATGTAATGATCATGAAAACAAGGATTGAAATCACTCTTCTTGAACCCAACAGCGTCATCCATCTCTTCGTTGTGAACGAGGAATGGAAAACAACCGTAGGTTTTCGGAGTAGTGATGCCATTGATATCCGTATACTGGACAGTCACGTTCCCGAAGGAATCTTCACGAACGCGCTCTCTATGTCGACGTCTACCCATGGTTCTCCTTGTCTGATGCCTTTCGAATGAGTCCTCCCCCATGGGAGG